CATCCTTTCGTCTTGCCTGTTGCGACTCCTACTGGAATAGGGAAGCCCATCCCAGATCCCCTTACCTGCTTTTATATATCCTGGTTCATAAAGGCTTCCTTTTGGGGCTACATATCTGTTTTTAATTCTATTTCCTTTAAAATCAATATAATCTTCACCGAATTGGTCTGCTCTTCCTATTATGTCACCGGTTGATTTCATAGATGGGTATGCTGAATCTCCGAATGCATCATATTGATCGTCTCCCAAATATCGATCATAATAATCAGGCCTCAATCCCCCCATATTATCATAATCATCGACACTAGTCCTCGTTCCTCGTTTATTAGAAACCTCAGCAACTTCTTCTGATCTGCCTTTTTTAAATTTATCAATAAAGCTGAGTGCAGTGCCAATTCCTGGGATCAATCTAAGAGGGTTGTCTTGTATGCCTTGGGTAAAATTGGTTAAACCTCTGCCAACTAAACTTTCTCTAGTTTTGTCGTATTTTGGATCTAAATCACCTTTATCTGTAAGTGCTGGTTGGCCGTATATAGCAGCTCCAGGATCAAAAACTAATTGGCCTCTGCCTCTTTCATCCATATATTTATTTGAACCTAATCCTTGAACAGTTCCAAATTTATCATAATCTACCATGTCAAAAGGAGTTGTTTTTACATCTCCTGCGATAGCAGCTTTAGAGTCTGGACCATATTTATTAAATCTAGACCGCGCCTGTAACATATCCATCTTGCTGTATTTATTGTAACCGGCTTCTTCCCTTTCCCCAAAAGTAATAGTCGTATCAACTTTAGTAGCATCATACATATCAGGATCTAAAACATCAGCAATTGTTTGGTCTTTAAAATATTTAGGAGCTGTGTCTATTTTAACATTACCCAGTTCATCTTGCCTGTAATTTGTTGAATTAAGGAACTTGCCTGCATCTCTATCTCTGAAATAAGTTCTAGCTTCTCTGGCTGTTTTGCCTTCTTTAGTAAATTGCTTTCTTATTTCCCCATCTTCTTTATTAGCATTACCACCTTGATTCCCACCAGTACCTTTACTGCCACCAAAACACATATTTAAGCTCCTTTGCCTTTGGCCATTGAAGCGATAACTCCGCTTAATGCACCGCCACGTTGACTTTCTCCGCCTCTAATTTCTTTTATTTTGTCTAATACATATTGAATCATCATATCATCTTGACCTTCTACGCCTTGTGGGGGCATTCCTCCCTGTTGGGGTTGGCCTTGTTGCATAATAGGTCCAAATGCTTGAGGATTAATCGGTGCTATGGAGGCTAACATATCATATGCCATCGTTCTTCATTGCCTCCATCTGTAGCTCTGCCGCATTCTTTTCTCTTTCTAATTGTATGTCTGCTGCATTTTTCTCGCGCTCTAATTGAAGTTCAGCTTCTAATGTTTTTATTTTAGCTTGTAAATCTGATTGGGCTTTCATCTCATTTATTTGCATATCTTGTTGGGCTTGAGCTTGTTTAATTTGAATTGAGGCCTGTGCTTTAGCTTGGTCTGCAGCGATTTGGGCTTGCGTCCTAGCTTGGAGTGCTTGTGTTTCAAGCTCGGCAAGTTGTTGCGCATATTGTAATGGGTTTCCTTGTTGGCCTTGCTGCATGGCTTGCTGTAATGCTGGTATTGGTTGCATCTGAGGCGATGCCTGTACAACTTGAGCTGCCCTCTGGCTAATTAACCGGTCTAATTCTGGGTTTACATCTTCAAATTTAAATTCTGGGTCTTTAAAGTCTGGTAATGGAGGCATCTCCATTCCTATGCCGGCTTCCATGCGAACTCTGTAAAGCAATGCGATGTGTTCTGCTAGGTGAGCGATAAGTATAGGTTGCATTTGTGCAGCTCCAGGATTGCCACCTAATGATGGATCTTGTAAGAACTGCATGTGAACTGCTATGTGCGAGTTGTGATCTTGCTCAGGGAATGCTCGGATAGGTTTGCCGTACATAACTGACATATTCTCGTCAATCGGGTCCATCTGGACAGCTTCATCTGGCTTTTTAAGTATCTCGTCAATATTTGGTATGCGGATCGCTTCATACATACGTTTATATGCTTGGTACATATCGTGAAATTGAGGAGCTGATTGTGCGAGCTGTAAGATTGCTTGTGCTTGTGCTATCCTTTGGGTGCTTGAGAAAATGTTGGGGTCACTGACAGGGAGGATGTCAATGCGATCATTAAAGTCAGCCGCGAAAATCTTTTCACTTCTGCCAGATAACGAAAATGTAAACGACTCAGGCAAGTTTTCTGCATTCAGTTCAGCCAGTAGCTTGAACTCTTGACCTTGAGCGTAATGCAACCTCTTGTGAATGGCCGAGAACGCTTTACTGCCCTGTTCTATCAAAGCCACAGTGGAACCAACAGGTGCATTCGGGTTTACATCCCCAACATTTAAATCAGCTGTACTTGCAAATCGCTGTCCAGCTTGAACAATAAATCCTAAAAGATTGAAAAGAGACTGACTTGGCTCTTTAAATGGCAGTGGCATAATTGCCTTATTAACATCGTCAACTGTTGCGTCTAAGTCTACAAACTCTCCAGGATTTACCTGAACTTCTCCGCCTGAAACTCTTCCTCTTAACTTAAAGCCACCTTGCATATTGGCGAATGCCGCTGAATCTAACAAAGCTCTTAATGAACCGGTTGCAGCTTTACCAAGACCGCCAATAAGATGATACAAACCAAAGCCATAAAATCCTAATCCAGGAAGGAACTTATAACTGACGAACCAGTTTCTTCTTTCCATTCTTTCGTCATCTTCGTCCCAGTTCCTGCGGATGCTGACTATGTTATCATTATTGTAATCAATTGTAACAACGTATGGTATGGCGACTTTTACTTCGTCCTCTTCATATTCAACATCGTCAATGCCTTCAAAAATCTCGTAAACGTGCATCTCTAAAAGTGTTACAGTGTCGTCTTCAGAATCATCATTCTCATTAACACCTTCAATCTGGCCAATGGTATCGCCTGATGGGTCTATTACTGAGGATGCATATTCAGTTGGCATGTAAAAGCCTGACTGAACATATTTGTTATAATCGTTCCTTGGCATTTGTATTACATGCGTGTATCTGGGGGAGGTCTGTAAATCTTTACTTTCAGGAGCCACAACAAAGTCTTCAGCCTTTACGAACTGGGAGCATTGCCTGTCCATATTCGCATCCCACCAAACCTTTTTAAAAGTCTGACCGACTAAAGGTAAGTGAAATAGCATTTGATCTAAGTCTGGGAAATACTCAGGCATCTCTTGAGTAATCTGGTAATTCATAAATTCACGAACACGTCTGGCTTGATCTTCTAGCTCTGAATCTGTGTCGCCGACGATGACAGTTTTAACTGGGCCACCTGATGGGTATAGCTCTGCGATTGCTCTTGCATTAAATTGCGATGCTGCTTCTGCTATCATTGGATGAACAACTGTTGATAAACCGCGTGTTGCACGTTCATCTTCAGATTCATCCATGCCACCGTCAGGGTCTAATGTTTTTAGCCCGTCTTTATATCTGTTTTCCCATTCAGAGCGAGCATCTCTATCCCTATCATAATAAGAAATAAGAGTCTGACCTTTGCGTCTAAGTTCTACTGGGTCTAATGTTTCAGCTAAGTTTTCGTCAAACTGATTGTCTATCTGCTCAGGCTCGTCCTCTGGCTCTCCTATTAAAACATCGCCATTGGCCATATCTTCAATTTGTAAATCATCCGGAGGCGAGGCCTCAATAAATGGTATGTTGGTTCTATTCAGAGAGACAGGTTCTCTAGCCATACAGAGTCATCCTTCTTTTTTCCGGATATTCGTCTTCTTCATAATCGTTAGAATGAGTAACAAACCATCCTTTTCTAAGTCTTAACCATGCTTGCGTGCATGTATCTACGATGTCATCATTATCTCCAGCTGGGAATGCTGCACAGATGTCTATTAAATCTTTAGCCCATTTTTTATTAAAAGGAAAGTAAATTCTTCCGTCTTCTAGTAATGCAGAGCTTGCATGTGCTCTAGCTTGCTTATCTCTGTCTGGGGAATACTCTAATACAGGAATGCCGGCCATACGTAAATCTTGCAATAGAGATTGGCCTGATGCTTTCTTCTCTATTAAAACTGCGTCAGGTTCCCACTCTTCGTAAGATTCTTGAGCTATTTTTCTTAATTCAGGATAGCTGACTCTATCATACCACATATCAATTACAATTACATTTACTTGGCCATTGTTCCGGAACACACCCCAAGTTGTCCTAGCGGAGTAAGATGAATTCTCTTTTGTACTAAATGCAGTATCCCAAGACTGTAAAACATATTCAATGTTACTTGGTAGCTCTTCTTTTTCCCATGGCACCCACCACTCTGCTTTAAGTATCCCACCACCTTTGGGCATTGGTCTTTGTTGTAGTTGGCCTGCAGCTGCATAACTCCCTAAACTTCTTTCAAGGTTTGCTAATGTTTTATCGTCTATCCTATCTGGCCACAGAAGCTCTCCCTCTTCAGTTCTTGGGTCAAAGAAATTAAGTGTAGATCTTGTTATTGTCGGGTGGCCGATTTCATACCGAGCAGGCAAACATAAGTGATCCCATTCATCTCCTAACTCATTAGATAATATATGGCCAGTTAAATCGTTCTCATGAACTCTTTGCATAATAATTATGAAAGCACCAGTCTTTGGGTCATTGAGTCGGGTTTGCATGGCTTGGTCCCACCACTCTAAAACTCCTTCTCTAACTGTTGAAGATTCAGACTCCCTGACATTATGCGGGTCATCAATAACAATTATGTCACCACCCTCACCAGTCAAAGCACCATCAACCGAGGTGGCAATCCTCGCGCCAGTTTTATTATTCTCAAAGCGTTGTTTCTGGTTCTGATCAGAAGTCAGCTTAAAAGTTTCTCCAAAGTGCTCTTTATACCACCGGCTGTCGAGCAATCTCCTGCACTTAACGCTATCCCTGATGGAAAGAGAGCCGGCATATGAAGCGTAAAGAAATTTCTTCTCTGGCTGAATGGTCCAAGCCCACGCAGGTAAAGCAACTGCAACTGAGATAGACTTCATGTGGCGAGGAGGTATGTTGATGATCAACCTTTTAATATCACCTTCAACAACTGCCTGTAAATGATCGCTTACTGCATCAATGTGCCAGTTATCATAGAAGTCTCGTCCTGGCTCAATCGCCTGCCAACTGCTCTTGGTAAACTCCTTCAAGGATCTCCGCATCTTCTCCGCTCTGATCTCCTTCAATGATAGCGTGCTCAAGAACTCGTTCAATTGCATTTAAATCGTCTCCTGTTAATTTGCTTATGTCAAGAATTTTCTTCTCTTCAATCTGAGCTGTAACTTCAACTGCCTTTAAATCAGGCATGCATTTTGACAACAAAGTTTTTGCAGCCATTATCCTCAACTCAGGATCCGCACCAACCTTACCAATGTCTTGAACATTACCTTGTTCGTCCTGCGTATAAACACTGAACATCTCTCTGCCTTGCATAACTCCGGAAAGAAATCCAACCGGATCTGCTTGCCCCATTATCCAATTGATAGTAGCAGGATGATTCCACTTATATCTGTTCTTTCTTTCACGTGAAGGCTTCTGATTCTTCAAGGGTTCAACTGATTTAAACTTACCATCCCATTTATCTGGTTGAACTGGGGCACTTTTATTAACCGGTCTTTTGACTTGTACTTTCTTTTGCTTTTCTGTAGCCATATCTTTTTATCTCCCAACCTTACTTGCAGTGGTCAACTGACAATTAAGTGTAACTGAATAAAAGACAAAAAGAAAGTACTAAGTAACGAACACATTCTCTGGTCAATTTAGCCAATCAGGCATTGCTCTATTTTTGTTCCATCTAGCAAAGCCCATCTTATCTTTCTTATAAAATTTACGATACGCCTCTAAAGGATAACTCTCAGCCGTTTTAAGATCATCATGCCCACTAAAGCACTGCGGCATAACCGTAAGCATCTTCATATTACCTTTAGGAATAAGACCAATGCCAACTGCAATAGATTGCCTGTGTTTTCCTGCACCGTGATATTTACCATAACGATAAGTATATTCCCTTAACATAGCACAATACAAATTATAAGCAAACCGGAAGTTATATCGCGTCTTCATAGCCCAAAGAGTGCAGGGATGTTTCTGGTGAACCGGCCGATATAAGCCTTCTTTTTCTGCATATTCTGGGGCGTGGTGCCATAAGCCAGTACATAACATCTGAGCCTCTTCTAAGGGCATTTTTACAACGTGTTGATCGCATAACGCCCTAGCAATAGAATCAGGATCTTCATCAATTATAAATCTATTCATGTTTGCCACCCCATAACTGGAGAGTAACTTCCGTAAACAGTAGCACCCCCACCAGTATTTAAAAAACCTTCAACAGCAGTCTCAAAGCCAGTCTTCTCTGCTGCAACAATAGCATCCATAATCTCTCCAAAAACTTTATCTTCAGCCGAGGAGTGAGGGATATTAACTAGACGTATTTTATAAAACATATTATTTCCTTTCTCAATATGTTGGGGAGCCGAAGCTCCCCTGATTAATTAAAAGTTGTTGTCGTAAAATTTATGCGGTGCAGTATCTAAACTATATCTCGAACCATTACGATCAACCCAACCACGATTTTTAGAAAGTCTAACTCTAAACACACGATTGTCAGGGTTAGATTTGTAAAACCATTTCTGAGCGCGGTCATTAGTACAGATATGTGAAAAGCCACCTTGTACAAAATTAAGTTTAACTGACTCATCTACCTCAGTATCTACAGCTCTGACCTCAATTGTTTTAGGTGAAATAACTTTAACAATGTCAAAAGGATTAACATCAGAATAACCCATGTGATTAGCATTTTTGTAATCAACACTCTCAACTGTAAATTTATTAGTTTTTGGGTACAGACCACTTATCTTAGTTTCTAAAGTATTTGCGATTTCTAGAGCTTCTGCTTTTGTTGCAAAAGTAACTTCTATGTGAAAACTAAACTCACTGCGATGCGGTCTACCATCATAATATGTAACATTAGGATCAAGATCTGGTCTCTCGTCATAAGTTGTACTCGCTTTTATATAAAATCTTTTTAACATTGTGTTTCTCCCTTGTTTGTTTCTATACACAATAAGTACTAGCAATCACTAGCACTGTCAAGCACTAAATGTAAAATAAATAAAAAAGACCCCCAACTCAATTTGAGTCAGGGGCCAGTCTACCCCCCTAAAGTTTTGGGAGAAACAGCGTCATAGAGGCGACCAGACGCAGAGGGGTTAGCTCACTTGATTAGCGAGGCATAAATATGCCGCACCATCAGTACTCGAATCTTCACTAGGTTTATATGCTAATCTGCTAACTTTTAAAAGTGACATCATAACACAGGCATCGTGTGGTGTTATTTCTACATCAAGGTAAGCACTCCACAATGCGGATAACTTCTTGAAGCTATCCTCTGGTGTTCCGTATGAACTCTGTCGATCTCCATTCACCAACTTAGATGCATCACTTAAAAGTTTACTTGCCTTCATCATTTTCTTTTCCCTCTATAATAATCGTCAGGCTTACATTCTCCGCAGAACCAAGTTCCAAAGTTATTCCTTAATATCTCAACGTCCAAACCAAACCCTGCATCGGTGTCACCACACACAGAACAGGGATGCCAGAAGACCCTTGAATTCTCTGTACCTTTAACTCTCCTAAACCTTGGCCTTCTGTCTTCTGTCTTACTACCCATATGATCCTCTTTTTGCGGTTCCGTATGAAGTAGGAATACCCTATAGGTAATTCCTACAATTCATACGCGTATGAACAAGCGTAGGAAAAGCGTATGAAACGTATGAAACACACTCGTAAGTCATTGATTTCATTACACTCAACTTTTCATACGCTTTTCATACTTTGCCCTCTTTCGCCAACAGCCAGATTTGACCCTGATTCATACAGATAAAGTCACCTGAAATCATGGCCTCCAGAGTCTGTTTCCAAGCACTTCTGTGGTTCGATCCAGTGAACTTTCCAGTGAAGTGTTCACGCACATCTTCCTCCTGAATGACCCAGTAAGTATGTGGCTCTGGCCACCCAGTTCCAGCAGGATTTGGTTGCCCAAGTTTATCTGCCTTGAGTTGCCTGAAGCACTCTAAGAACAGCTTCTGGTTCTTACCTTTTGGTATTTTCTTCTTGGCTTCCTCCAGTTCCTCAGCGTCACATTTCGCAATAACTACCGTGGTGATATCATCTCCGTCTGGATCAACACCGAGGACTGATACGTTCAGCCTGAATGAGTATGCCGCCCCACCTTCTAGATCTCTTTGCTTTGTGCAGAGTGCTGTCCTGATACCACTATCTTGCTGAACGTCTAACTCTATCTCTGTATCTAATGCGGCTTTCAATGCAGAGGAACCTCTAGCACCTTTGGCAGTATCCTTTCCAGTGTGGTGAACAATAAGAAGATGAGCGTTAGAGATATTCCTGAGTATGTCACAGTTCTTTATGAATTGAGACATATCCTCCGATGTATTTTCATTAGCCCCTGCCATTGCCCTAGACAATGTATCCACAACAATCAGTGCGATTTCGCCCTTCTCCTGTTGGATCTCACTGCATAAGTTCTCCAACGTGGGCAGATCAACGTCACTGTTAAACATGTCGACTGGACTTGGCCTTACTGCGAGTAATGCATTCTCATCACCGTAATGATCTTTCAGTGCGTAAACTCTATTCCTAAAGCTATTACCACCCTCTGTTGCCATGTACAGCACAACACCTTGGACAACTTTATTTCCGTTCCACTCTCTGCCAGTGGCAATGTGCCATGACATATCTAGGGCTAGGAATGACTTACCAGTGTTAGACGCACCGTAAAGACAGCTCAGTTGATTTGCACCGAGCCAGTTCTTTATCAGGTAATTGTTTGTGAGGATTGGCCGTGCATCATCTGCCCAGAATACTGTGTCCTGAAACCTCTTCGGGGTCAGTGAATTTCGTACAGCCTCCGCACCTTGAGCTACCCAGAGGTCATTAAAATCCATACCCTTTGGCGGTAGTAGGTATTTCGTTCCGTGATCTTCCTTAGCCTTTTCAGCACCTTTAATCCCTGCATCATCATTATCTGCACACACAATGAACTCTGCGTGTGGCTTGGCTATTCTTAAATTCGTAATGACTTCCGTAATGTTATTGGCATTTAAAGCAAACACGGCTGGCTTTCCTGTGGCCTCACTAATAGATGCGGCAGTCGCCCACCCTTCAGCAATATAAGCTATGTCTGTAATCGTACCACCAAGGACGCTGAAGTTACCAATGACAGGCATTCCCTTAGAGAACTTCTTGGTTCCGTCAGGGGTAATTGTCTGAGTTCCGACCTTCCTAGCCATGTAATTGTTGATTGGAATAACTAAGTTACTCCCGTCGATCAGTGCGTTATGTTGTGCGATCTTCTTCTTGGCAAGGTAGGGATGTTGAGTTGAGACACTAGGCCACTCTACTTCCTTCACGGTAAAACCATTTTCCCTCTCTGGCCATAAGCCTTGAGCCTGTAAGATCAGTGTTATTTCCTTGAAGTCGTCGCACTGCCTACACTGTACCTTCACCTCACCGTTATATTCATTAATCCAAAACCGATCCTTGCCACCGCAATTTGGGCATGAGCCGTGGTATTCTCCTTGGGTAACCTTCTTTAGATTTAATGAGCTAATTATTTGTGGACTATATTCAGACCAGATTGCCCTCTTAAAATTTGTCATTTTGCCGCCTTACAAAATTGTTTCATGGAAATCAACCCCACACATCTCTCCAACATGTGGGGCCAAGCTGTACTTTCTTAAAATGGAATTTCGTCATCCTCCAGTAAGTCTTCCACTGGTGCAGGTGCTGACACAAATGTATCGTCAGTCGTATACCCATCTACAACATCAAATGGACTTTGCACTTCTCTGTTGGTCATTGCCGCCCACTCTTCTGGTGTTGCAAGATGCGTAACCTGAACAGCCCTAAACCTTAACGCAACGCCACTTCCGTTGCCTCCAGAGTAAGGATAAATAGTTACAGCAATGTTTGCCTTTGACCCACTGGTTAACTGAAAATCGTCTGGGAATGTATTTCTCTTAGCATCAACCTGTTTAGGTAACTTAGTTTTCTCACCACCAAATTGCGCTCTAAGTCTAGTCCATCCTTGAAACTCAGCCTCACTGATGCCTTGATAATATTTATCTTCTTCCTTTACAGTTGCTGAAGGATAAGCCTTTATTTCTTTAGGCCAATTTTTATTTCTAGGATCTTCTATCGCATTCTTATACGCCTGTTGGCATAGTTTTGCTAATTTAGAAGCCTCATCTTTTTCCATAATGAATCTTGTTTCATATTTAGCTTCAGGTGTATCCCACTTACATGGAACGGTCTGACCCTTTCCTTCCTTACCACCTGTTGAGTCCCAATGGTAAGGCTGATTTAGCCTTGGGTAAAGTATAGTGACATTGTTTATTATATGTTGCATGTGCAACTCCTTCTTCGGTTTTTGTGTAGCACCCCTACACTGGGATCAGAAGCTCCGTGACTTCCGTTTTACATCCACTTTGGTAAGGGGATGGTATTCACTTCAGGCCAACCAGTAGAGTAATCTTGGTTCAAGTCAGCCAGTTTAATTCTTTTTAATGTTTCTGTCATTCGAACATGAGCGTGGTTTAAATACTCGTCAGACAATTTATGGACTTGTACTATAAACGGGTTTGTCTTCTCAATGCAAATGAATAAAAAATCTTTTATCGGAATGCCTTCCAAGGCCATTACATGCTTATAGAAACTTGCCTGAATATCATATCCGTAATCACGAACTGCCTTCCCAAAGCCTGTGGGCGATGCGTCCTGACACGTCTTAATATCAAACATAGTGCGCTTATGTGCCAGCAATCCATCTGGCCTACACTTTAAATCTAGCCCACTATCCTTGTCGTGAACAAAGAAATTAGCCTCAGCGACAAGTAGCTTATCCGTCAACAGTTGATTTACATGCTCTGTAAACATTGCAGACTGGCTCATGCTTTCAGCTAAGTGATATTCCTTTTTAGGGAGTAAGATCTTGCCAGCAAAGTCAGTGGCATCTTTGAGATCTTTCCAGTCCTTACCTCTACGAGTTTCTGGGCCTTGCGTAACTAAGTTCTTCTCAGGCTCTAGTAACATTGCGTGGACTGCACTTCCCAGATCAAATGCGGAACTCTCTTTGCGTACCGCATTCTTCCAGTGGTAGATTGTAGATGATGCAACAGCTTTAACATCGCTAGATGAGTAAGAAGGATGATCGTGATACCCTTTATTGCTTAGAATCTTTTCTATCATTTAAAAAAATCCTTAAAAAATTTAACAATCAACTTTACTAGATTGCCTTCTGGGGTTTCTATTTTTGCATCACCGTTAGAATCCACAGTGTATACATCCTGAGAATCCACAGTGTATTTAGCCACGATGGTTGGGGAAGTATCCTCGTGGTGGTAATCGAAGATCTGACTTGGCCTCTTATGCTTTAAGACATAATCAATTTGTGACCACTTCAATTTTCTTTTGTCGGCAATTTCAGATCGAGACAATCCGTCAATCGAATCATCCCAGACATCGTCTACAAGTTTCTGTGTGTACCTCATCTCTAATACCCAAGTTTTTCAAGATATTCCTTGACAGCCATCTCAACAATAGCCGTTTTGGAAATACGGGTCTTAACCCAGTGAGCGTCCATTTTATCCCAGACATCTGCCCTAAGTCGAACACCCAGTTGCTTGTACTGGTCGTTAGTATCTTCCTTGATTTCATTATCCATTGATCTCTCCTTTTACTATTAAACATATAACTAATGATAGCAATTGTATTAGTCAAGCTCGTTCTTGAAAGTTTATGATATTCTTTCCACTAACTTTGATAGTCTCTTTCTTCATAAGATTTTGGGCTAATTCCTCCCAGTTCTCCTCCTTAAAGTTACCAGCGTGAAACCAAGTCAACAGGTTCATAAACTCCTGTATTGTGGGTTTGCCGTACAGTGCTTCGGCATCTGCAAGTAACGCAGTGAACTCCTTACCTATTCGGATTAGAACCCATGAGTTGCCGCCTTGCTCTCTGTATTTTTTATTCCACATCATTTGATTTAACATTAAACCTGAAGCAAATCTCTTGCTCGGCCAATTGGCTAAATACTTTAATTCGATCCAACCTGACTGGCCACCTCGAATGTAATGAACGTCAGGCATTCCTCGCATCACAGAGTTCTCTACTCGGTGCATGTTCACAGGACAATTATCCCTGACTAAGTTCCAGAAGTTTTTCTCACTCATTATGTTCTCCATTAATCTTCAAGTAAATCTTTACCACTTTGCTTCAATCCAAACCATTTTTGCCTAACTTGACCAGCTACATAGTCGCGATAATTTCCGCTATTGACTCTTTTTCCATAACCAAGATTAATGGCAGTGACCTTCATCTTTCTAAAAGTTTTACTCTCTATCTGGCGAATGCGCTCTCTGCTTAAACCAACAACCTTACTACACTCCTCAAGTGTTTGATTCTTCATCCACCTCATATCAAGTACTTGTTTTTCCCGTGGTGAAAGTCCCTCTGAAAGTTGTTTAATTACGCCAATTTGAGACAGGCTCTTTTCAGAAGAACCATCTGCCATAATCTGTTTTACGCTATCTAAATCCATCGACACTTCAGCGGTTGCTTTTTTTAATTTAATTTCACGCATGTATTTCGGCCAGAGATCTTCAGGATCTTCGCCAACCATCGCGGCAACATCAAAAGCCAAATTTGTCCAACCTTTTTCGTTGATGGGTTTAACGGTCATCGTGACAAGTTTATTTATTGTGGTTTGACTTCTACCCATCTGCCTCGCCAAATCAGCGGCAGACTCATATCTCTTGCGTATCGCATTCAAGAGCCTCCCATTTCGGACAGTTACTTTAATATTAAAATCTTTATCCATTATAATACTTCGTTAATCTCTTGGGCTAATGCCCCCCCTTTTGGGGTTAGTTTAACATATTTACGTCTACTGTCAGTATTTTCATCGGGTTTTGCGTGCCGTATTAAACCATGTCGGATGACAGGTCGTCCTGAAGTATCTACATCTTCCCCATCTGTCTCTTCTCCTAATACCGCAATAATACGACTTAACGTAGATTGCTGAATACCCAGAACATTATTCATTCCATATACATCAACGGGAAAATTGAACTCTCCGCTATACGCCATAATAAGAAGAAACGTCTTGAAGTGACCGAAGGCAGGTTCAGTGGAAGTATACTGTCTGTAAACATCCATTGCTTGCAATAAGGTAAACGTGCCGTGAAAACTATAATGATCACCGATGTCTTCCTCACTATCTTTATACTTGAGGAGCGAAGAAATTTTAAGATCTAACGCAGGAGACATTTTTTTCATAGTTGCGGTTTGATGTAGCCATGACCCTAATCTATGTGCTTTATATATATTACTGTGATCTAGGGGCGAAATATTTAAAAGTGCCGTAGCCGCTTTGTAAATAGATTTATCTTTAATAACCACTTTTTTTCGTTCGGCTTTGATTGCACGTTTTATATCTTTTAAGTGACTTTCTGCTTTTAATTTTTGCTCATATAAAGTCATTACTCTTCCTCCATAAAAATTGACATTGGATCTTTGGTTACAATATCTGCGATAGACTTCTTGGTTCGCAGTGCTTTTATAATATGACTGTCGATTGACTTGCGGCACTCAATATCAATGTAGGTCACATTTTTCTCTGTGCCTATTCTGTGCGCCCTGTCTTCTGACTGCATACGCTCCTCCAAGTTAAAGCTGTTCGAGTAGTAAATCGCATACTCAGCCTTGTTGAGCGTAATACCAATTCCACCTGCCTGTGGGTTTGATAGAAAATACTTTACATCGGGGTCATTCTGAAACCTGTTAACAGCGATCTCCCTGTCGTCGTTAGACACTCCACCATGATAACTAACCGCCTCAGAGCCTAATAACTCCTCTATGGCCTTTAAATCAGCCCTGAACCTAGCCCAGATGATTGTCTTACCATTGATATTGCCTAGCACTTCCCTCAATGCCTCAATGCGTGGGTTTACTTTATCAATCGGAATAGACGAACCCTCGACTGGAAACCAACCACATAGTATCTGTTGTAGTCTGAGAAGCCGTGTAATCGCCTCTGGAACCTCTATCATGTTTCCCTCAAGCTCTGCGATAAAAGACTTCTTCAGGTCTTTGTAGAGCTTGCCCTGAGCCGCAGACATCTCGACGTAGTGACGTTGGTATATCTTCTCAGGCAAATCCAAGCACTCACTCTTCAGAACTCTGAAGCTGTACTTGCCAAGACGCTCGGTCAGTTCATCCATATTTTGGTAGCCGACGATCTGCTTGTTTTTAAATCCACCCATCACACAGTATTTATCTTTAAACTTGTAGAGTGATGTCACCTCAAGAATGTCAGGATTAAGAAACTTAAATTGGGCGAAGACATCCTCAGCCCCTTTGGTCACTGGCGTACCTGTTAAGATTCTCTTGGCTATCACATTCGGGTGCTTGCCAAACTTGGTAATCATCTTGGTGCGCTTTGAACTCGGTGTCTTTATACGACTGCTCTCATCGATAACCATTAGCACCTTGCTCTTCTTCAGGGCTGTCATCATGTACTTCTGAGCCGTTACAGATGTGAACGCCTCGACGTTAAATGCAAATATCTTCAACCCGTCATACTCCAGAACTTCGTTGAACTTATCGATTTGCTTCTTCTTCATTTGAGATGAGTAGAAGGTAGCCCTGTATTCACAGGCCATGTGGATTGGAATCTCATTGTTAACCCAATTCCTGTGGACACCATTTGGGCAAATAACAATCATCGTGTCGATTGCCTTGTTCTCGTAGAGATATGCGGCAGTGTCGATTATGACTTTAGTCTTGCCAGTGCCTTGCTCCATGAGAAGTGCAAAGCCCTTCCTCTTCTTGCTAAGATCAAATGCCTTCATCTGGTGGGCGAATGGTTTTGTTTTAAATTTCATAGTATCTCCAAATCTAGGAACATGCCCAGACTTTCCTGCAAACGAACTTTCGCAATTTCAACATACTCTGG